ATCCAGAATTATTCCCAAAACATATGACGATATGGGTACAAAACTATCCATGGGTATCTACAGGAGATACTTCACATGGTACTGATTTATATTTAAAAGGAGATAATCAAGTTGTAGCATCTGGGGCAAACAGAGAAGCAGAAGTTTTTATTGATAATATAAAAATTTGTAATTTAGTTTATGGTTTAAAATATTTGTTTATATTTGCTGCGTTTTCATTTCATTGTTGAAGACCCCTCGTCTATTTCTTCTATTTTCTGTTGTAAGCTTTATGTTTGTTAATTTGGACGGGGGGTTTTTTTATTGCACAAAATATTTTCCAAAATTATTATCTATTTCGTAAAACATTCGCATTGCTAAAGCGTCTGCAAAGTCAGGTGAACGACCTATAATATCTTTTACGTTTTCTTTTGGTATTATTTTAAGTTTACCGTCTTTGTCTGCGTCTTTCATTCTCACTTGTTCGCATTCCTCTATTATTTGATTCTTAATTGTTATGTCTTGACAATCGATACCCACTTGACCCTTGTTTATTAAGTCAGCTAATTTATAATAGCATTGCGTTTTAAGATTCTGATAGTTTTCGTTTTTTAATGGTCTTGCGTTATTTACAAAACCTTTGCACCGCAAGTAGTCTTTAGCACCACCACCGACACCGTCTTCGTCAATAATAATATTAGTCAATTTAACTTGATTGCTTTGCTGTATATCTCTAATTTCGCTTACAACGTCATTTATAGCCGATTTAAGCAACGTTCTTATTTTTTTAAGGTGTAACCCTTGCCAGTACATTATAACCGTCTTATCGCTTCCAAAACGTGCAATATCGCAACTTATGTATTTTTCGCCCTCAACGCCTTTTTGTTCAAACATATTTAATATTGCGTCATACTCTATAAGATTGTCTTTTGTTGCGTCATATTCCCAGTTACCGAATAATAGTCTTTGTTTGCTTAGTTCGTCAAGCGTTTCTAGTTGTGTCTTATAGTGTTTAGAGATGTACTCGTTGTCATCTACTAGACTTTGTATAAATTTTCTATATGGTTTTTGAGTGCCTTCTTTTGACGGTCTGTAATACTGCGTGTAAACCCAGTTCTTGGCTGGGTTGCAAGTCATTAACATTTTTGGTATTAAGTTAAATTCGTCTAGCTTATATCTCATTCTACTTGACACAACGTTTTTTGCTTTTTCTGTTATTTGGTTAGCTTCGTCAATAAACGCACCTGTTATTTCAAGCGACCCTAGATTGTCGAAGTTTCGATCTGAAGGGTATAAGAATAAATCTTTAAGTATTATTTCTGACTTGTTGTAAAACGTTATTACATTAGAACTTGCATTAAAATTAAAGTGCTTGTTAGCTTTTATATTCCAGTGGTCGCAAACTTCAAAAAAAGTATTTAGAGTTGTTTTCTTTAAACTATCGAGCTTACTCCTTCCCATTAAATACCTAGTCTTCGGGTATTTTAAACACATTAATACAAGCCACGAACAACCGACCCAAGACTTACCACCACCCGCAGCACCACCGAATAAAACCTCTGTAGTCGTGTTGTCAAATAGATATTCTATTGCTTGTTCTTGCGTATATGTAAAGTTAGCTTCAATGTTCAACGCCTTTTATATTTACGTTAATTTTAACTGGTTCTTCACCGCTGCTAAGGTCAAGTTCGCTTCGTTCAATATAACCACGTTTCTTACCTTTTGTCTTTAAATAGAAAATAGTTGCCGAAGTGCTGCCGTCTTTCATTTGTGAGTGTAATTGACTTTCTGCGAAGTCTAGTGCTATGTTTTCAATTTCTTTAACAGCTTTAGAAAAGTCTTCGTCTTCTTTTAACCATTTGTAATAAGTGCTTCTTGGTATATCAGCTGACTTACAAGCTACCGTTACAACACCAAGACTGTTTTCAAGTGCCTTCAGCATTGCTTCTTTTTTTATGTGTCTACTTTTGTCCATATATTATTGATTTTAATTCTTTTAACATATCATTACGTCTTGATTGTTCACTTACCCGCCAGCCCTTTTGAATTGCTAAATGTTTGTTAAAGTCTTTATTACATTCTTTTATTTTTTGTTGCAGCTCTTTATGACTGCTAACAATATAAAATTCTACTTGGTCTTTAAAGTCTTTAAGCTCTGACTTGTTGATTGTGTTTCTACAGTTTACATCAAAAAACACAACGTTGTTACAAAAACCCGCTTCGTAATATCTGTTTGCTAAATTGTTAAAGTTAGTGTGCGTTTCTACGTCTTCAATATATAATTGATATTTAAAAAGATTGAGTGTTTCTCTTTTTGGTTTCCACGTTAACTTAGTTATGTACTTAGGGTTGCAACCTATATGTTTATATTTTTTAAAGTTTCTAGGTGACGTACTCAAATAAATACCTTCTTGTAAATATTTCTTAAAGTATTCAGTTCTATTAACTCTATAAGTACCAAAATAAATACAGTCATACTTCTTGTCTTTTATTTCGTTTGGCTCTTTAGCAAACAATAAGTTTAAGTTTAGAAAATGCCTTTTTATTTCAGACTTGTCAGACATTGACTTTTCGTAGTTTGCTATTAATTCATAAGGTCTAAAACCACCGACTGACGGGTTTGTGTTATACTCGTTACTTATTACGATCTTTCTAGCGTTAGGGTTTTTGTCTATTAACTTATTGATTAATTGAAACGGTGCGTACCTTGTCGCATAACCTAAAACGATAACGTCATACTTTTTTTTAAACGCTTCGTTAAAATCTTTTTCCATTATTAAAATATCACACTTTAAGTATTCGCTTATTGTAATTGAATTTCTTAAATGTGCGTCAATAGCATTTTCAAAAGTAAGCGTTGTCGTTAAGTTAATAGCTGGGTCAAGTATAACAACGTTCATTATAATTTAAGTTTATTTACAAACTCGTTATAAGTAATTTTATTCGCTGTCGTGTTTAGCTTTTTCTTTAATATTTCTAATTGCTCTAAGTTGTCACAACGTACTGAAAAGTTGACCGCTTCTGTAAAGTCTGTTATTTCTTCGATGTCTTCAATATCGTTTTGAAACATATCATCTTGGTTTGTCCAAACGTTTAAACCCCAGTCAGAAAGCTGTACGCTATCCCATTCGTTTGCCAACATATCCCACTCCCAGTCACCAAAACCGACATTATCTTTAACAATAAATTCCTTTTTTTGTTCTTCAGACAACCCTTCAGCAATTTCAACCCATACAGTTTTAAGTCCAGCTTCTTTACTTGCTTTA